TTTCTTGATAGGAATTGGTAAGATACCCATAAACACCAACCGATGTCAATATCATAAGGACAACGGCGGCACTCATAAGATAAATCTTGAATGTAGTTTTTAGAGTTTTATAGTGGTCATGTAGAAATGTGATAACCACTAACTTTGAAAATTCAAGCATTCCGGCCATCCCCACGATTGACCAAGAACCACCAGAAAATAATTTGGATATACCGTAAACAGAATAGTATCCCGAAAATACTGCTAATCCGATAGCACAAAACCAGATTAGATTTTTCAGAGAGAATAGTTTACTTGACATTTTAATCCCATTATTGTTCATAATCATGTAACCATAAATATGAACTTTTGGGATTTATAGGTTAGATACCGTATTCAGTTAGGTATTGTTTGAGGGCTAATTCTTTGGCTTTACATTCTAACATAATATCAACATCATGTCCGTATGTGTTTATTTTTTCTAATATGTAATCAGCGTGCGCTTGTGGTTTTTCTTTCGGATTGTCTGTTTCTTTCAATCTCGATGATGAATAATGAACAACAGGCGTAATACCGTCTGGCCATGTTGAAATTGCAAGTTCAAGTGCTTGTTGTTCAGATAAGTCACCTGTGCAGAATTGGTGGTGGTGATAGTCAAATACAATAGGAATACCAACACATTCGTGAATACGAATAAGATCTTTTACTGAATACATATTTGGCTTATCGTCATTTTCGATAGTCATTCTTGAACGAACACTATCGGATAATAGATGGAAGTTACGGCACCAACGGTCAAGTGAAGCAATCTTGTCACCATAAACACCATTGCAATGTATATTGATTTTGTTGTAAGGTGTATGTGACAATCCCATCATATCGAATACTTTACCATGTAGTTCCAAGTCAATTATGGTATTCTTTACAACATTTTCATTCGGTGAACATAGAACATTAAATGGACCAGGATGACATGATAAACGAATACCGTGTTCAGTTGCATAATCACCGATTCGTTTGAGAACAGTTTTGATTTCAGCAATATCGGGTAATGTTTCCAAGTCATATTCAGAACCCCAAGGAAATACATTTGATGATGTTCGGAAGAAATAGATACCGTTTTCAACATTCCATTTGAGTATGGTTTCCATATCACGAACATTTAGGAGAGCAAGTTCGGAACAATAATTGATACCTTTTTGTAGAAAGGTTTTCTTAATCATTGAACGATTGGTGGTAATCTTATCTTTGGATAAGGTCATATTGATACAGGCATAACCGAGTTTCATAGTAGATTGGCGTTAATGTGTAATGTTTAATTCAACACTAATATAAGGATCTTTCTTGTAAGATCAAAATAAAAAATCCCGTTGGTTTGCATTACTGCATTTCCAACGGGATTGCACCCATTCCGAACAATAGGTAATTATGGTTTAACTCTATCACATGGAATCTTTCCAGTTGCCTTCCAAAGATTCCAAAGTGTGAGTTGGTCTTTTCTCAAATATACTTCAATGAAAACAAATGTATTTTTTACACAAGTTTCCATTTTTTGACGATGCTCTTTTTCCAAATCTCTTTGTGATTGACGAAATTCAAATGTAAGTATTTCCATTTCCTTTTTAATTTCATCAGTTTTTTCTACACCACGATATTTTTCCATTTTTGAACGGTATTCTTCTCGTAATGTTTGGACGGCATCATTAAATTCGCCTTTACATTCCATTGAACAAAGTCTTTCTTCTCGGATAATACTGTCAATTACTAATCTTTGTTCTCTTGTTAAATTAAGACATTCTAATGCTCTATACAATGGAACACGACTTTTTACACTATCACGATTTGTAACAGGTGTTCTTTTTTCAAACATTGAAATATCTTGTGGTTGGTTGATGTTTTCGTTACAACCAAAAAATAACAAAGATACAAATAATATACTAATAAACTGTTTCATAAATTCCTCAAATTAAAAATCTTCTGTTGGATTATAGTCTAAACTGCCGGTAAATGAACCACTTGCAATTAGTCTTATCGCTATGCCCATATCTTTATTTGCAGGGATAGTTGTAACGGAATTATTTGACCAGTACAATCTCACCGTGTTTGCTTCTTCACCACCATGATCGGTTGTCCAAAAATTTGCACTCCAACCAAAATCCCAAAACTCACCATTTTCTTTAATATAACCACTTGGATTTCCAGTAAATCCACTTTGATTATTCCCATTACCCATTTGTCTGCGTAATGTATTCCAATTTTTTGAATTTTTTAACTTAAAACCTGCAATAGCATTTCCACCAAAAGCAGATGCTAATTCATTAAAATCACCAGTGCTTGGAACCTTAAATCCAACTGGAGCAATATCTCTGGATGAAGAAATTACATAATAATTGTATAATTTTCCATATTCTTCTTCATTGGATGGATCAAAATTGTAATAACACCAAGCAGGTGTATTTGATGATGCAAGTTCAGCCCATTGATCTGATGCTGAACATTCGGTTATTGGTGTTCCATCTTGGAATGATTCTACTGCCAAATTTTCTTTTGTCCAAAATTGTGTGCCGATTTGAACGATTGCCATTAAATTCTCCTATGTTTTCATTAAATTTACAGATAACCTTGCTATAAATATAAATCAAAGGAATTAAACAGATTGTTTTTTATAGTTTCTTTTTGGTTTTTCAGAAACTTTTTTTTCAGTTTTAGGTTTTTTTGCCATTTTAGCATTGTGCTCTTTCGCCATTTTCTTCACTTTTTGTCTTTCAAATTCGTCATCATAATCATGGATAGTTTTAATAATCAATTTCTTGTCTTCAAGTTCAGTTAATACTTCCGTGAATTTATCACGATAATAAAACCACACACTACCACCACCAACTAATAATCCGCAAACTGCAGAAATGATAAGTTCTAACATAACCTTCTCCTTTTATTTGGTTATTGAAAAAATATATTTACCTTCATAAACTTTTTTTATAGTAACTGTATTGTATAATTGTGTAAAGTGTTGAAATAAATACACCATACTATACTTGAATATAGGCGTTGGTTTTTCTGAAATAGTAAATAATACATTATCAGAAAATTCCAAACAAGACCGTATAACACTATCTATGAATTGGTATTGTCTTTCACTATAAATGGGTTTATCAAAAACGCCAGTAATTAAACTCCAATTATATCGTTCATCGGTTATGTTGTCAATATGTTCTTGCATAGACTCATTAACCGAAATCCAAGGTTGAGTTCTTTCCATTGGTTGAAATCTACTAAATAAAGTTTCTATTTCTTCCTTTATATCAACCGCCGTATATTGAATATCCAACCCAAGTTCATCCAATGTTTCAAGTAAAAATAAATCTTGATCACAGGCACCAAAATGTATTACACTTTCATATTGGCCTATTCCACAATATATTAGTTCTTTAGCAATTCTATTTTTTAATTGATATTCTTCTATCATTTTATTTACCTCAATTATTTTTCCAATTCAATGCTTCGGATATGTTAGGAAATTGATTAACAAAAATTGATTTTATAGCATCAGCTATCTGTCTATGTTCCAACTGTGTATCAAGTGAACATCGTAGTTCAAGATAATGAATCCAACTACGAACAGAACCTTTCATATACATAGTTGTTTCGGTTGAAAGTGGAAGAACATCACGAGCAGTTTCTCTCGAAACTCCTTGTTTTATTAACTTATCATATAACATTTTTGAATTTGCAAAGTGCTGTTCGATGTCTCTTTGTAATAAGAAGTCCGGTATCGGTTCTTCACTACTTTGTCTATTTGTTTTTCCTTGTTTTCTCATTTGAATTGGTTGTATTTCTGTAGCAGTTGAATATCTTTGAGAAAATTCTTGGAATGAAAATGATTTGTGACGAAGTATTTGAGCAGCAATACTTCTACGAGTAACTATCTCAAATGTAACATCAACAAATTCAAATGGAGACCAGTGTTTATGTTTAATCAAATAGTTTATCAGTTTAGGAGCAGTTTCCATATTCATCTGATTAGATGGATTACTTACTCTTGCAATATAAACTATCAATTCCTCTGGTGATATTATCTTGAAATTACCATTAAAATCACCTTCCATTAGCGAGGTTGGTTCTGTAATCGAAACTAATTTTACGGACATAACTTATTTTTTACCTTTATTTATTTTTATCAATTTTATATTGATACCATTTTTGTCTTCTGTTATTATTACTGAATGGTCACCTGAATATAATATCATTGTTAGCCATTTCAAAAATTTGTTTATATCAGTATCAATTGGATCATTAAAATTTTCTTTTTTATCTTTGGGATTCTTTTTACTGAAAAAATCTTCTGGATTTTTCATCATTTCATTTTCAAATGTTTCATCATCAGAATTTTTTATTTCTGGTGGTGGCATCATAAAATCTCTTTCTTCATCATCATCTAGTTCTTCTTTGCGTTTTTCTTTTATTTTACGCATTATATCTTCGAGTGTATAAAAATCATAAATCTGATTAAAGTTATCAAGAAATTTTCTTAAATCTTTTTCTTTTAACTTTTCATCTTTTCCTCCACGCAAATTTACTTCATAGTAATTTAACATGGATTTTAATTTATGTTCTTGTTTTGTCATTATTTTGCCTTTTAATTGTATCTATGACTTCAATATACTCATAATTGCCGTGTTTAATTTGATTGATTGAATACTCTTTAAGTTCTTTGCAAATTTTTTGATTATTACCAAATGTGTTTGCCATATCAATCATTGTTTCTTTTGTATGTATGTGACTTGGTTTCATAATATCCAATCGTAGTGCAAACCACATTCCAACAAACCCCAATATAAATGATGTAATTACTTCCACCTAAATCTCCAAATTTGAATAACTAACTTTACAGATAAATAGATATGTTACGAGAGAAAAATGGTCGGTATGTAAAAATATGTCTCAAATTTAGTAAACATTTGAGACAAAATCTCTCGTATATTATCTGGTATTAGCCAGTAATATAACCTTTCAATTTAAGATCTTTGTAGACCTCTTTTGAAACTTTATTCCAATAGTGCTTAGTAGCACCTTTTTTATGTCCATTAGGACCTCCATTCCACTTCCGTGCAATGATTTCCATATCACTCATTGTGATGGTTTCCCAGTTAATGTTGGGATTGTAGAAATTCTGAAAAATCCAAAACATTTGTTCTGACTTTTCAGGATTTAGCCTATCTTGTAAAGTAAAAGTTTTTTTAATACCTTTAATTTTACAGATACGGTTCACTTCCTTCACCATTACTGGTAAAATTTGTACTATACCAAGTGAACCATCCTTTGATCGTGCGGTTGCATTGCCTTTTGACTCAACCCAAACGATAGATGAATATAACACATTCTTCATTGTTGCTGCTTTAACTTCAGCACTTCTATTAACAGTAGTAGTCATTGCTACTAATGGAAAACAAAAGCCAATCAAGAACAATGCTATAACCCGTTTACATTTGTTAGTCATAATCTTGTCCTCATTTATGGATAATATATTTAACGAACCATTCTGTTGGTATCAACAAAATGGTTAAAACATATACCGACCATGTTTTCAAAGAACGAACTTTGAGTATCTTTCAAAGATATGGAAAATATAAATATAAAGCAAGCAATTTTTTACTTAATATATCTATAATAATTAGATCTATAGATCTATATTAGATCTAGATCTGATCACTTTCTTTGTGTTCACACTTTCTCCGTGTTCACTGGCAAGATAATAAATTTTACCTATATGATCAAAGCAATATCTACTACCAAGCAAGCACATTTGGATATTTTCGCATTTTCTTAATTGGCGTTTGGACATAATCATATTTGTTACCACGATATAGAAATGTTGAACCACCACCGTCCATGTTGATGGCATCCTTACAACCTAATTCTAATAATCTCTTGGGTAAATCAATTACTCTGATACCTGTATTGATGTAGATAAACACACTATCTGGATGATGACTGCCAAACACCGTTCTCGGCCGTCTGGCTGTTGTAAAACTGTTATTTCGTATCTTTTGTGGTAAACTATCCTTAACGAGTAATGGCGTTCCTGCAAAGATGTATTTTGACCATATCGCTGGTATGCCAGTATGGTCGCTGAAGTGTAGATGTGGTCTTAAATTCGGAACACCGTAATCATGTGGATCATCAATTGATACGAATGGCCACCTATAAGGGTTATTAGGCCGAATATAATCATGGTTTTTGAATGGTGGAACTGCTGATTTGGTTGTAAAGAATGATAGATTAACCATATTTCTCAATTTATACTTTACAGAATACCACGATGGGTGGCGAAGTGTATCAGATGAAAAAACATGAACCTCATTTACTGCCAACTTAATCACCCACTCTTTCCCCCAAATTGTAGGCGTTAGTAATAATAATAATAAAATCAATCTTAACATCGTATTCCCTTGTTGAAAATAATAACTATCATAAAAAATTTCAAAAATTGCTTGCTTTGTATTTGCCGATTTCATATATTCGTATCAAATATAATCATTTTATTTCACATTCCCAAAGGAATTGTTATGGCGTTCTACCTCGCAAAAGTTCAATTTGAAATCACAAATGAACAAGGTAAAGTAAAAAAGCACAACCGCACTTATGTAGTTGATGCAGTTTCTGTAACTGATGCTGAAGTTTTGGTAAATAAGTACCTAAAAGACAGTACCGAACCGTTTGAAGTTAAAACTATTGCTGAATCAAAAATTGTGGACTGTATCTATGAACAATAACTTTGAAAAAATGTTAGAAGAATTTTCTTCTATTTTTGAACTTGCAAAAAAATCATCCAATTTAGAGGAATTAAAAATTCATTATATTTCTTTTGAAGAAAAAAGAGAAATTATATTTGAATGGATAATGACAAATAATACAAGTGATGAAGAAAAAAGTGAATACTTATCTCGGTTTGCCAATTATGAACATGACCTTTGGGTTGATTCCGAAACAAAAACACTAATCGGTGAAATACCTATTTTTGATGATACCATTTATTTTGAAGACATTGAAAAAATGTTTGATGATTATGGCTCATATTTTCAAAGATATGGGTGTCTTGTTCCAGATCAAATAGTATCTTGGGATAAAGATAATGTGCTTTTCAATGATGAATTTGGTAATATAGAAATCATCAAGCGTCCAGATGTAATTGTAAATGGTGTATAACCAAAAATTCAATTAAGTCTTTTATTTTCAAGGATTTACGTCATTTTCGGCGTAAGTCCTTTATTTTTATAGACTTATCATAACTCATTAAAAATCAACCACTTAAAAATTTTTTTTATTATTGCTTTGATCTTACAAAACAATGCCTTATATTTGTAGTATAAAATGATAACAACCAACACAAATATAAACAAATTTTCAAAATTATTTCAAAAAGTGCTTTGATCTTAATGCGAAATGCCTTATATTTGTAGTGTAAGTTAATCAACAACCAACGGAAAAACAATATGAAATACCTAAAAAACACTCTAACTACCTTATTTTTCATGGTGTTATGTTACGGCGTGACTGTTCCAGACATGAAACCAGTGGTAAAAGACACAACAAAAACAGTAAAAAAAGAAAAATAATGCTTTGATCTTACAAAAAAATGCCCTACATTTGTAGTATAAAATGATAACAACCACAATCAAGGAAAACACAATGAGACAAGTAACCAGATTAGCCGTATCAAATTGGCTTATGCGTAAGAAATTTCGTAGAGACAATACACATACAGACGGCGATACCCTATATCTTCACAATAACCCTATCGCACAAATTGATTCAGATGGAAATGTTTTCATCCGTTCTGCTGGTTGGGAAACAAAGACAACCAGAGAGAGACTTAACGGTGTTCCGGGTGTCCGTATCAACCAGAAAAACTGGCAATGGTATCTCAATGGTCAAACATGGGTAAATTCTCACCAATGGACATATATTGGCAAATGGTCACCTGAAAATGGTGGCATGATTATTCAATAATTTAGTCAATAATTTAGGAAATGTATATGAAAAAGAAAGTAGAATTGAAACGAGCAAAAAGACACGAAGCTATCAAGATGAAAACAGTAACCTGTGAAGGTGGTAGCCCCAAAAGTAAGTGGTATTCCGGCCGTGACTGTAATGAGAAGATGCGTGTAATGGACAACATTGTTTCTGCTGTTTGTTGGAAATGTGTTGCATCAAAGATTCCTGGCCCACAGATCAATGAGAAAAATGTTGCTACAGGTTTTCCTCGTGGCTGGAAGTTTTTTAAGGAATTCGTGCACGAAGATGGTCGTGTCTTTCATAAGGGCGAAGAACAACCTAAATTGCGTGGAACATTGCCGCCTACTGAAATCAAGGTTGTTGTAAACAAACCAAGAAAGAAGAAAGAAACACTTGATGATAAAATTTCAACCGAAATTGTAAAAAAAATGCGTAAAACCAAACCGGCCAAGAAGGCAGACAAAAAACCTGCCAAGGCAAAAACAACAAAGGCAACCAAGACAAAAACTATCAAACCAACAAAGACAACGAGGAGAAAGAAATGATTGAAACACCAGAAGGAAAGTTTTATACTGTCCCGGAAGTCGCAAAGATTCTCGGTTATTCGTTTCAGTATGTTCGTAAATTGATAAACGGCAGACTCCGAAAATACCAATCATACAAAATATATGAGAAACCAGTAGTTGATCAGTCTCTTGTTCTTCATGTTCGTAAAGAGAACCAAAAGACAGTGAAATACTTGATACATGAAAATGCAGTCAAGTCTTTGGTAGAAAAAAAGTTACAAAAAATAAAAAATAATGCTTTGATCTTATCGTAAAATTACTTATATTTGTATATCAAAATTGATAAAATAACAACCATTAAACAACCAATTAAGGAAACTGTCTTATGACAAACGCAAAAAACATCGCAACGCTTCTCGAAACTGCTCCTCAATTCAAACCAGAGAGCTTAATCATTTCCGATAGTAAATGGAAATTCATTGTCCGTGCCGTTCTTCGTGGTGAGAATATCATGCTTCGCGGTGACGCCGGAACCGGTAAAACACTTGCCGTGACTACTGTTGCCAAGGTTATGGATCGTCCATTCTTTTATTTCAATCTCGGTGCTACACAGGATCCTCGTTCAACGCTTATCGGTAATACCCATTTCAACAAAGAGACTGGTACATATTTTGCCCAATCCACATTTGTCAAGGCAATCCAAACAGAAGGTGCTGTAATTTTGCTAGATGAATTGTCTCGTGCTCATCCAGAGGCATGGAATATCTTGATGACCGTTCTTGATGAATCTCAAAGATATTTGCGTATAGATGAATCTCCTGATACAGAAGTAGTCAAGGTTGCAGATGGTGTTTCGTTCCTTGCTACATCCAACGAGGGCATCCAATATACATCCACCCGAAAAGTAGACTTTGCTCTTGCAGACCGTTTTGCCATCTTGGAAATGGATATTCTCTCAAAGATGCAACAACAATCTCTCATTCGCCATGCTTGTCCGAAAATTGACGATAAAACGGTAGAAATTCTCACCAGTATTTATGACCAAATCAATACTGAATTGGCAACCAATAACGGTAAAATTCAAACAAGAATGTCTACCCGTTCAATGATTCGTGCCGCCAGACACATTTGCGATGGCTTCTCAATCAATGAGGCACTTGACCTGTGTATTTACCCATACTTTGATGGTGAAGGTGGCCTTGATAGTGAGAGAACCTTTGTTCAAATTATTGCACAAAAGTATGTTGGAACCGGTGATCTTGAGAATGAAAATATGTTTGACGAAGCCGATACCAACAAGTAATTTCGATAATTGACTAACAATGTTTGCGGGGCGTAACCCGCCCTGCAAACTATATTTATATCAAACAACCAACAACCACAAAGGGATATTTTATGAGTAAGAGAAAAGCATCCATATCAAGCACACTTAATTCATCCAAGAAATTTATCTCAAACTTTTGGGACAAATATAACTACGCTGATGAATACGAGGCACATTCAAATTACTGGCTCAAAGGTTCAATCTTTGACAAAAAAACATCCATGTTTGCAGAACCCGAAGAACAAGGTTCAAAATATGACTACTATGCTCTTGCACAGTATCAGCGTGCCATTACAAACTTTGTTCACATTTTGACTGCAGATCCCACTATCAAGGTTCAATACAATAGTGCGGGTAATAATTCAACCGATGGTAAAACAATCAATCTTTCTGCTACCATGAAAGAAGAAGATTTTGATGCCAATGTTGGCCTTGCCCTACATGAGAGCTCACATATTCTATACACAGACTTTGACAAGTCTATAAATGAATTTCAATATCCAAATGTAGATAAAATTCTAACAGATGAAGCTGCTACTAAACTGCGTGAAAATGATAATGAAACGAAACAAACTATTTTGGGTAGAACATTCGGTTGGGAAGGATATAAACAGAATTTCAAAACAGTTCTGAATATCATTGAGGACTTGTATATTGATGCGATGACCTATTCCAATGCTCCAGGTTATCGTGCTTACTACAAGTCTCTTTACCACAAATACTTTGGTGACGATAAAATTACTCGTGGGTTTTGGGAGCCGGATATGTGCCAACCTACTATGGACAATTATATGTTTCACCTTTGTAATTTCCGTTCACCTGCAAGAAACTTGAAGGCACTTCCAGAATTGGAAACGATATGGAATCTTATTGATATGCGTAATATCCGTAGGTTATCAGAACAACAAGACCGTATCGATCTTGCTTACAAAGTTTATTCCACAATGGTCTCACAAATTGCAGAATACAAAGTAGATGACACACAGGAATCCAATGATGGAGATTCCAGTAGTGATGGTGAATCCGATGGTATCGGCACCAACGATGGTTTTGGTGACAGTCAATCCGATGGAAACATTGGCACAAATTCTCAATGGACACCACCAACACCAGATGCAGACCAGAATATCAAATCCTTATCGGAAAGACAAATTGAACAATTACGCAAATTGGTAGAGAAACAAAAAGACTTTATCAATGGTAATTTAACTAAATCAAAATTGTCAAAAAACGATGTCACAAAAGTAGATGCATTTGCTTCGGTAGATATGAACCAAGATAATGTTGCAAGAGGATTTGAAGATGATTGTGGTCGTGTTCATACCAACGGTATCAAAGTTTATACAATTAGACGATTGACCGAGAAATTCATGCAGTCAGATGTATCCAGACCGTTTGGTGTTTATGCTCACCAAGAAGGTTGGAAAATTGATAGAAAAACAAAAGAGATTGAGAAGGCAATTAGTTTAGGTAAATTGCTTGCAAAAAGATTGCAAATTCGTAACGAAGAACGAGTGGATAAGTCTACCAGATTGCGTTCCGGTAAAATTGACAAAAGATTGCTACATGAAATTGGTTTTGACAATTATGAAATCTTTAACAAGATTAGTATAAACAAATACAAAGATTCATACATTCATCTTTCCATTGATGCTTCCGGTTCAATGAATGGTAGTAAATTTGAAGAATCAGTAAAACTTGCTGCTATGTTTGCTACTGCTGCCAAACTTATCCGTAATCTTCGTGTAGTGGTGACTGCCCGTTCCACTATCAATCAAATCTATTATGGAAATGGTGGTAAAAGTAAAAATGATATGAATGAAACACCATACATGGTTTACCTGTTTGATTCTAAACAAGACGGTATTTCCGATATTCGCCGTATATTTCCTCGTCTTTATTCAACAAACACTACACCAGAAGGTTTGTCATTCGAGGCGATTATGAATGACATATACAAAGAATCCACCAACACCGATGCTTTCTTTATCAATCTTTGTGATGGACAACCATATATGCAGAAATCGATTAGTAAAAACCAAAATTTCAGATATACAGGACAACCTGCTCAAGACCATTCTCGCAGACAAGTAGATAGAATGCGTAGTCATGGTATCAATGTTCTCACATATTTTATTGGTAACAAGTATGACTTTCAAGATGTGTTGAATTGTTACAAAACAAATTGTCATCACCTTGCGAATTCAGAAGAACTAAACAAGGTTGTTCAATCCATGAATACAGAACTACTATCCGCTTCGAGAAAGACACATGGTTAAGACGAAAACACTAAAACGATTTGCAATGTCTCCGCCGGTGAAAGAACCGCCGGTGGAGGCAATGTATCTCTCAAAAAAGAATGTTTCCGATGATACCATAGACCAAATTATTGACCATACTATTGACTGGTGTATAGATACTTTTGGTATGAATGAGACGAAAGAACATCCGTATGTCTCTTGGGAATGGAATACGATTGACCATGACGAAGATGATAAACAGACGATAGGTAGATATGAACCAGAACTGAATAGTATTTCATTGAAGGTTCGTGGACACAGAACTGCAAAATTGTTTATCAAGACTATCATCCATGAATACATACACTACCTGCAACCCAGAAAGGGAGGTTGGTATGAACGATGGAATAAACAATACGGTTACTATAAAAACCCATACGAAATTGAAGCATACTATTTAAGTGAAATGTATGCACAATCCGCAACAAATTATGTTATGAGTAAATTATGAAAAAAATTATTTTTCTTTTGGCAATGTTGTGTAATTTTAGTATATTTGGTAAAGATTCAACGATGATTCAATCACCTTTACCGAGTGCAGTAATCAAAGACATAAATGGTAATGTTGTAAATTCAACAACAATAAACAACGGTAAGAATCTAATCTATCTAACATTTTGGGCAACATGGTGTAAACCATGTATTCAAGAACTAAATGAACTCAATGATGTGTATGACGTGTGGCGTGATGAATTTGATGTTAAGATAGTTGCGGTATCGGTTGATGACATACGAACTTCTCCAAAAGTAAAACCATTTGTCAATGGAAAGAATTGGGATTTTGAAGTTTATCTTGACCAGAACGGCGATTTGAGAAGAATGATGAATGTGAATAATGTTCCTCATTCGTTCTTAATCAATGACAAAGGTGAAATAATTTGGCAACAAAATTCACACACGGTTGGTGACGAACATAGGATATATGAAATCATCCGTAACTATGAAATGAATGGTGTAGTAAATGAGTAATGAACCTGAAAAATTGAATATGGGATGTCTTTCTGTCTTTTGGACAGGTCTCAAAGGATTTTTTTATATCTCATTGTTGTTTCTTGCGATATTTGTTATTGGTATATTCGGAATTTGGTTTTTCTTTTTCTATATGAATTTCCTTTTATCATCACCACTTTGGCTTACAATGATAGGAATTGCAATTCCAATAATCATATTCATTGGATATTACACAAGACTATTACAATGGTCTTTTGGTAAATACCTTGAATTACAAGAACAACAAGATAACAATGAATAAAATGGTCCCATCGTTTAATGGTTAGGACACCGCCCTTTCACGGCGATAATAGGGGTTCGAGCCCCCTTGGGATCACAATTTTTTATGTTTAGACCAATTAACTCCATATTTATATGTATAAATTGGAGAATATAAATGAAATGTAAATTCTGCTCAAAAGAAATGAAAAACATTGGTGGTCTTACTATACATGAAAAATATGGTTGTAGTCTAAACCCAAATAGACTGTATAGAAAATCTAATTTTGTTGAATACAATGAAAGAGTAAACAATGGTGAGTTAGAAAAAAAATTTACCAATCAATTCACGAAAGCACAAGAACTTGGTATAGAATGTGTTGTTAGTGAACAAACTAAATTGAAAATATCTAACGCGTCAAAAAAACAAGTATGGACAACAGAAAGAAAACAAAAACATTCAGAATCAATGATGAATGCAGTTAGACAACATCCAGAATCATATTCTGCAAAAAATGTATGCGGAAGAACAAAAAAGATACAATACAAAGGTTTCAATCTAACTGGAAAATGGGAATATGATGTTGCAAGATACTTTGACAAACACGATATATCATGGACAAATAAAATTTCACCATTTGAATATAAATGGGAAAATAAAATAAGAAACTATTTTCCAGATTTTTACTTATTTGATTTTGACTTGTATATTGAAGTAAAAGGTTACGAAACAGAAAGAGATAGAGCAAAATGGTCAGTTGTTCCAAATCTTTTTGTAATAAAAAAGAACTTAATTGAAATCATACGAAGTGGTGGAAAATTAAGATTGACAAATTAAATGATGGGCCTATGGCGAAATTGGTTATCGCAACGGACTCATAATCCGCAGATTGCAGGTTCAAGTCCTGCTGGGCCCACTAATAATGGAATACGATATGAATAATGAACAGAAGTTAGAACAGATGATTGAAGTTGCAAAACAAGTCTTAAAAGAGAATCCAAATGATACATGGGTTGCAAAAGGATTGGTTGCAATGGAAGAAGAACTTGATAGATTGAAAGGTTTGTCTGATGATAGACGAACACAGATAGGATAATTACTTACTCCCTATATCCCCGCCCGCTTGGGGTTATCCTCGGGGCACCGTTTTCGTGGTTGTTTTCGGTGCCCTACTTTTTATTTTACTAAACATATTCTATATGATTAAAGGAAACGACTTAACACTTGTAGAAGAATCCTACAACGAAGGATATGAAGCCGGTATAATGGATTTCATTCAGAGAATCAAATCCATATTCCCCATAGACGATGAACATTTTATGGCAATAGCCAGAGACTTACTTGACGAGTGATTGTAAAAATAACTTGTAACTATCCATATCTCTAACTTGAATACCACCGGATTGTTGCCCCCACTTTTCTCTACTTGGAAATAGAAATGTTGGAACTCCTGCTGATAGTGCAGTCTTAATCAATGTTGGTGTTTTGAACCCCATACTACACTTTCTACTCACATCAACATCCATTCTCTTGATATAACCAATAGCATTCTCTATGTATTCTTTTCGTGAGAATACCCGGTCTTCGTATTCTTCGTAATCATTTTTACCATGTTGGTCTTGCCAGTAATTGTAAGCACCACCTTTTAGTGTATTCCCCAACTTACTACCATCCAATTCAAAACGAACAAAGTAACATTGGAAGTTACTTGTATTCCTTGTATAACCCTCAATTTTTGTTCTTGCAACGGACATATAGTAACCATCTTGATACTTCTTGCCAGGTTCAACATTCATTTCAACCGGAATAGGTTGTAACTTAAACTTGTTCTTTTCGATGATAAGATTTGCCGCTTCCGTTGTAGTGAAGTGATACACTACATCGGATATTCTTTCGGTTAGTATGTCTTTTAATTTTATCATCTTGGTTTCTTCCATCCTATTGATTTTCTATATTGATCATAATTATCAACTACCCAATTTACTGCATCTATCGCTTCACTCTTTCCTTGAGCACTTGTCATAAATAGTTTCTTACCGTCTTGTGAATATATGACATAACTACCCATCATTGCATATATTGGAACGATGTCTGTTGCTGTTTTACCATTAAAGATTGTTTGCCATTGTCTATCTGATACATGATAAGACCGTATACCAGAAGCACGGAATACAAGTAGTGTCCCATCACCATAAACAGGTTCACCGCTATCCATTCCGTATTCATCAAAATCCGAGACAGTAAATGCAAAGTTATATCCACCTGCACTTTTTTGAGCAGATTCACCATCCCAAAAGGTAGTTAAACCCAATTTCTTAAAATCCTTTACACCCTTAATGAATCCTTGTCTCTTTATACTACCAACATCATCTTCGGTTGTTCCATGGACTAACCACTGATTCTTAACTAATTCAGGTTTCTTCAAGAATAACCAAGATGGCATATTCTCTGGTCCACCACCATATACGGTGTATAACTCTTGAAGGTATCCGGGTCTATTCACCATCAGATACTCATACCATTCAGTAACCAGACGATATAACTTTGGATTGTTTTCTTCTAATTCTTTGAATGATGTATACCCTTTTACTTTTTTCTCAGTTTTACTCATAACAATGTCTTTATTTTCTATGAAGTAGAACTTTATCATGTTCTTATATCCTATCTTCCTAGCAATCTCAGCAAACCTACCGAACTTACCAAAGGTGTTGTCCAATGTCCCATCAAGATACTTCCACAGTTTTACTATGTCGGTGTCTACATATTCCCGTAGTAGTGTCTGCTCAACCAAAGGTTTCAGTTTAATCATGGCCGCCACCCCCCATAGCTAATGTTATCAGCCGCCTCCGTTTTGGTGAAGTGATACACCACATCGGATATGCGTTCCGTCAATATATCTTTCAATTTAATCATCGTATTGGTTTCTCCCATCCAATTGCTTTACGGTATTGATCATAATTATTAACTACCCAATTAACTGCACTACCGTGGTCGTTAAACTTTGCCAGAATTTTTCGTTCCTTTGATAATATAACCAAAGAACCGAATTGTTCAAATATAGGAAAAATATCTGTTGCTGTCTTACCATTGAATATAGTTTGATATTCGTTATCAGTAATATGGTAACTACGAATACCAGATGCTCGAAACATAAGAATAGTTCCATCACCGTATGTAACACCACTATCCTTATATCCATATTGTTTGAAGTCTTCTATTGTATATGCAAAGTTATACCCACCTGCTCTTTTTTCCGCACTCTTACCATCAAACCATGTGGTCAATCCTAACTTTGTCATATCACCCATGCCCTTTATGAAACCTTGCTTTGTCATAAACATTGCATCAGTTTGTGATGTTCCATGAATCAACCATTGATTCTTTATTATTTGGGGTTCCTGCAACCAATACCACGATGGAACAGTACGAAATTGTTTATTTGCTCTCTGATATAACCGTAAAAGTTCTTCGCCCATAATAACAAAACTATACCACTTCAAAAATTTAAGGTAATCCTCTGGTCCTCTTTGTGCCATAACGGACAATGAACCATAAGACTTTAATCTTCCTATTTCTTCTTCGTTAGGGTTTGAATAAGCATAGTGGTCTACCATTACAAAATACCCAACCGCCCTCTCCAATTCCCTTAATTTATCTTCAGGAGAAGAATTGAGGTATGCCATGAGTTTGGTTATGTCGGTATCAACATACTCCCTTAACAGAGTTTCCATCAATATGTCTTTCAGTCGTATCATTCTAACTCCAAATTATGACGGTGGAGGCCGGAAGACCCCCACCTATCAATCTTTATTGTATTGTGTCGTAGTGTTTTTCTCAACGAAACAAATCCATTATACTCATTTCATGTGTTGCGGGTTTCCAGAACCACATAGCAAACCAAATTATCACAGAATACACCGCAAGGTAAAATATCTCTCTACCAGATGTAGAACGATCAGTTAAACGATTTATCATACCAAGTGGTGTCCACCACAACCATGACATATCGGCATATGATATTAGTTCGTCTTCCTTGCCCAAAAGGACATAGAACAGAACATCACATACACCCATCCACCAAAGGTATACATATCCACCCAAGACCCATAAATTCCAATGTGTAAGTAATCCCATAAGGATAAACACTAACCATTGAACCGTTGATTGACCGATACGATACCTAATAAGATTCTCCCTCCTATCAGAGTGTGCCACAGACTCATACCCTATGACATCAAACGATGTAAAAAGAATTAACCCTAATACAAGAATGATAGGATAACCAAGATTAACCCATCCTGCAATACCTAACCCGAACAGAGACAAAACAAGTGCTGGGAATGACATATCCCGGCGAATGAGGTTCCAAAAACTTTGTCCATCACCTTTACGCATACAAGTCTCCTATTTGTTGAGAATCACCCATCTACCAATTAGTGCGGTTATGATAAGACACAACCAAACCCATTTACCTCTCTCACTACTAATCAATCTATGCATGATAAAAAACTCCTACATTGTTTATCATAAATATGCCCTATTTATGTAATATGTTTTTTACCTATCTGGAGTGTGTTATGTTCATCCGAAAAGATATTACTGATTTGAACCCCAATGAAATCCTACACCAAATGGCAAATGAGTTGTTGATGTGGGATCCTGATGTTAAGGTTGGTGAGAAGTCCGAAAAGAAAGTATGTGAGAATGGTTGCCAGTGCCTGGATTGTGATGATGAAGTTGGTGACAATGTAACATGGTGAAACGAGTTGATAGAATTATTATACCCAACGGGGTATTCCCAGACCTCGATTTTCCTATAGCAAAAAATTGGCTCCGGTCTGGAAACGGACTAGGCCTGGCAGGCCTAACCCCCTACCCCATAGGGATTTACGTTAAATTACCCCACCCCCCTACCAGGAGGGTATGTAACTCCTTATGCGCCACCCCCTTACACCCCTATCCTAAACACCCCATTTTTGACCTATTTTTACCCCTATATCAGCATATCCTTATTTAGACTAAATCCAAATTTCATATACCCCAAAATAGTGCTTTGATCTTAACGCGCAATGCCTTATATTTGTAGTGTAAGATGAAGAACAACCAACACCCAATAGGGTAAAAAAAGAAAAATAATGCTTTGATCTTACAGAAAAAGTCCTTATATTTGTAGAGTAATTAAGAAACAACCAATAGGAAAACGACCATGAGACAGACCAAATCAACCCCAGTAGAATACACAGTAACCGTAACTGGTAGAGACCGTGACGGGTATTTGTCCAGTGAGACTGGTTCATTCGTTGCAGATAGTCCTCGTAATGCTAAGGACATGGCTCTTTCCTTTACCAGTCTTATGGGTGCTTCAGTAGAACATTGCCGTAAGGTAGATGAATTGGCTAATGATTATATGGGCTTTATGACTGTAACACCAGACTTCGATGATGCTGATGATGATGTTTGGTCTATGTTCTAATCATTACCTGCATACAGTATTACAGTATTATTATTTTAATTACCGAGAACATTATGACAAACAGACCAAGAACCGAACGGAAACTTACACCACCTACAGCAGAGGAATGGAGAATGCGTAACCGTGAAGCCCGTGCTAAGAAACAAACAGAGTTAGCTGAACAAATAGCTGACCGTATTACACAGGCGAACTGTGAGACTATTATGCTGATAGCTGGTGAGATAAGTAGTGTGGCTCACCGCATTCAATTATACAAGAAACATGATGTAGAGTTTCCTGGTTCATATATCATTGAACTGCAGAACCATATCCATGAGTTGCAGACTTATCTTGTTCGTTTAGAAGAAACCGCTATTGGAATGCATGACTAATCATTGTTAGTATAGTAGTATTATTTTAATTACCGAAAGGAAACAACCTTATGAAAAAGAACAGACACATCCACGAATTCCAGGTCATAGTAACCGGTTTTCAACCTAATGGCGTACCAGTATCTATGGATATGCTCGTCCATGCTAATACGGAATCTGCTGCTATGTTCAAAGCCGAGGATATTCTTATGAATACCTATGGTATTGATAATGCTATTACAGAGTCTATCGAATTGAATACCTATCCTGAGATGGATCTATTCCCTGACGACTTTCCTAATTGAATTACATAAAAAATAATGATGTGTCTTCATCCGTATAGTATAGTATTATTATTTTAATTACCGTTAAGGAAACAACCATGAATAAGACCAACGAAGAAGTGCAAGCCGGTGTAGTGAGATACTGGGAACGCAAGGCTAAAGAACACGGCATGACCGTTGATGAATACCATGAATACAGAAAAGAACAGGTTGAGATTAGGCAAAAGAAATGGGCTCAAGGTATGTGGGATGCTATGACGTTTGAAGACGCAGATGATTTACTATTCTATTCTGAAAGAATGGCTGCTACTGCAAATGATGGTTTTACTGTTGATGATATTATTAAATTTCATGGATATTACCAACTCATTACTGCGGTGCTTGATAGGATAGAAGAAAATAGAGATTGATTGTCTTCATCCGTATAGTATTATTATTTTTATTACCGAAGGAAACAACCTATGAACAACAACGAACAACAATGGAATGTATATTACAAATATAACAGACCAGGTATTGATAAACTATTGACCAGTTATGGCGTAGTCATGGCTTCATCGGAACAAGAAGCCCGTCATAAACTATATGAACATTGGTTCCAGAATACAATCGAAGGTCACACATTCAAAGGAATTGACCATGCTATGCCATCCCATGACTTTGTTGATGAAGATGACTATTCGACTGGCTTCTAATCAACAACAATGCCACCTAACAAAATGAAATACTGCTTGTATATGTCCGAAAAATGCCTTATATTAGTAGTATAAAATGATGAACAAACAAAAACACGGTAAGTAAATAATAAATAATTACTATCTTACTTACCACATTTCAATACCCTATTACAGGAGTAATACTATGGCTAAGTCCACATCATCAACACCAGTTTACGCTCGTTCAAATGGCCAGAAGGTTGCTATTGCAACTATGAATGAGAACCATTTGCGTAATGTCATCACACGATATGTAAACGGTGGAAAGGCTAATGGACGCAAAACAACATGGGCATCCACTACAACCGGCAAGAAGGTTTCTATTGGTTCCATGAATGTTGGCTATCTTCGTAATGCACTTGCTTCGGTGGTTGATTCCAAAGGTAACTTTACCAATGGCACAACACTTAAAACACCAAGTAAACGCAGAACGAGTAAATCATCACGCTAATCATGCGTGATTGATAGGAGAACACAATCGGACTGCTCGAGGTGTCAATGGTTGGCAGTAACCTATCTGGTCGGACATGATGGAAGGCAAGTATTACGGTTTCGTTTACTGATGGTTTCGATTACCTCCATGTCCACAATCTATATGGCTCCTACATCGGTATTACTTTTTAATTCTGACGGTAACTATATTACATATACAGTATAAGGAATAACAACCATGCCTAACGGTATCTATCTTACACTCGAACAATACAAAGACAAAGACTTACCCATTACAATAACGATCAATGGGCATACATACCATTCTCAATACGCACTTGCTACTACACAAACTACTTGGTTTGAAATGGGTAAACAACACGTCATGGAATTGGGTAGTGACAATACCTATTCCGATAAAGAAATGTCTCGTATGCATGATCAATGGTATAACGAAGGTTATGCAGATGGATATGAACAATGTAAACATGACGGTATCAGTAAAATAAACTATAATACCGAACCAGTTGAACAAACAGAACTATCAAAAGAATACGATAAAGGATTTACCAAAGGATATGAAGAAGGATATGAAGCTGGTAAGAAAGAAGCAACGCTTGAGAGAGTAGACCAATTTAATAAAGGATATGAGATTGGGAAATATGAAGGATATGAAGCCGGTAAGAAAGCCAACGGTATAAGTAATAAAGAATTACCAGGTGAATGGGTTTTGTATGTAGAACAAGCATATAAAGAAGGATATGAAGAAGGATATAACGATGCTAAGGGAGAAGATGATTACTGTAAAGACTGTAAAGAAGAACCAGGTAAGGATGAACAAAACGCAAAAGAATTACCAGGTGAATATCTTTCCCATATAGAAGAAGCAAGACTTGAAGGATATGCTGATGGTTTAGGTGAATATCTTTCCCATATAGAAGAAGCAAGAATCAAAGGATATGCTGATGGTTTCAATGATGGCAAGGAACAAGGATTTGAAGAAGGATTTATGAATTTGAAATTGATATTGAAGAAGTAAGGTGGTGAGTATCTAGAGACTGCCACATAGACGAGGGCATCACGATTCCTATTTCGGCATAGCTTGTTGCTAATAAGTCCAACGGTCCATGGATGACCGATGCCCAAGTCCCGGTTATATGAATGACATACCATTCGGTAAGTGTGTATATCGGTGTTAGTGAATGATACATCATACGGCAATGGTGTTCCCTGGATGATAGAGCCAGTCTGTTATGCGCGTATGCGCGAGGCAGGACAGGAGGACAGGGCTGATCACACACATTCACCACATTCTCCCACAACATCCCACTGGTTCATACTTACTACCCACAGGTGTCATATTCATAAAACCCGCAATAACAAATATACCAACACATTATCTTTTATTTACATATAGGTGCGGGATTGATTGGGCAGTGCTAAAATAATAGTTATATGAGAATTGTCTCAGTATCATAAAACTTAATTTTAGAGAGAACCCTTGTGTCTTTACTCATTCTTGGTGGTTGGTTATCCTTGTTATTCTATTTGGCATATAGGTATTTGCTTATCCGTAATAGAGAAGATAGGTTAGTATGGATTGTTATTCCGTATCTTCTTATCCTTATGGTTATATGTCTGTATAGTGGGTATCATTTGATATTCATATAGTATTCATATCTTATCCATATTTTGATCTTATATCTGTATTCCTTATATTAGCATATACAGTAGTTTTATTTTAGTTACCGTTGGAATTGAGTTATGAGTGAAGAACAAAAATACTGGATTTGCATAATCGGTTCAGTTGAAGAAAGAAAATTAAAAAGTGGTGCTGACTTTCCATTAAGAAACGCAGTTGAAAACGCTTATGCTGATATGCTTGGTGATGAAGACACTGTTTGTTGGAGCGGATGGGGTTCAGGTCAAGAAAAAGTTGATACATTAAACGCTGTTTGGTCAATGGAAAAGGATGACCCATTATACATTTCTATACAAGCTATGTTAAAAGGCGCAGGTCGTCTTTAGGGTTGGTTTATTTTATTTCATTTGGAGTATGTTATGAGAAAGAAACAAACACCGATAGAGTATATTGTCAATAGTCTCAATAACCATTTCAGCACACTTGGTAGAGACGAAGTGGTATATCGCATAGGTGAGCGGCATTTGAAAACAATGATACGATACGCAAAGAAGTTAGATGAAGAACGATTGCTTGAGTATTGGAAAGGTGGTCAAGCATCGGATGATGAAGGTGGTTTATCATTTGATGCATACCACAATGGTAAGGGTGAATAATTATTTTAGATACCAAAGGATTTATTTATGAAAAAGATAATCATGTTATTTGTTGCCATGATATTTGCAACACCGATGTTTTCCCAAACAGATGAATTGACATTAACAGGTTGGAGACAGAACTTTGTAACATCATATTGTGATGAATACGATATGATGGTTGGCGATAAGGGATATTGGATTCTTCGATGGGGAACATCCAGAGAAGCAATTCGTGGTGCTCTAACACGAGACGGTTTTACATATACAGAAACAGACACCACAATTTCGTGGTATCAAAACTCAATATACAAATGTGAGTTACAATTCAATGCGAATCAGAAAGTGAACAGAACAATGTTTGTAGTTACCGTTCCAATCAGAAACGGTATAGAAATCAGTAACAGTCTAAAAAAGAAATTTGATGCAGTATATGGTATTCCTGGTAAATTCAAAATGATTGGTGCATCATCATCTTATTCTTGGTTGGACAATCGTTGTGGTTTGAAACCAATCTATTCATTGCAGGCCAATACTGTAATTGAAGGTGGTCAATATATTGTGACAGTTATTGCATCAAGAATTGGTGAGTGATGAATGGAAACGGAAGTTGCTGAACATAATGGAATAATATCAATACATGATTACATTCAATGTATATGGGAAAACTCAAACAATTTCCGTAGAACATGGAAACTCATTCATATATCCGATATGAACTACTATTTCAGAGATACCGGCGATGGTTCCGTTGGTATTATGAACAAGGACAAGTTGCACAGTCAGATTGAGACTGGCTACTATGCCGTAATCAAACCACAATAAAACGAGGTATGACATTTTGTCATACCTCCATAACTCCTTGAAAATAAAAGACTTATACCGGCCGTAACTCCTTACAAATCAACGGCTTACATAACCCTCCTTATTTAGATTTAGTCTAAATATAAATTTCATCCCCATAAAATAATGCTTTGATCTTTCATGCCTATGCCTTATATTTGTAATGTAAGTTAAGGTTAATGATATGAAACAATGTATGAAATTCTTTCCGTTGGCAATAACAGTAGGCGTATTGGTGCTTCTCGGTCTAGGTTACCAGAAACACGAATTACCTAACTTGTTGAACCTCAACGACTTAAACAAAAAACTCCGTGTCCTCCAAACTACTTCTCGTAAGTCATTGGTAGATAATGAGTTAGCAGAACAGTTAGTAGAACAAAAAAATTATTCGTCAAAGTAAAATAATGCTTTGATCTTACAAAAAAAGTCCTTATATTTGTAATGTAAGTTAAGAACAACAAACGAGGAAACAACCATGATATTATCAAAGACACTAACCGATAAACTGGCAGATGCTTGGTCTGACTATTCGGCTCTCATTAGAGAACAGTCCGAGTGCATCAACCAGAACACACCACAGGCCAAAGACTTGCAGACAAGAAAAGATGCTGTATTGAACCGTATTGCTCTTCTTTCCGAAGCCGTGGACACGGTAAAAAATGGTGCAGGTATTCCATCTTCAAAAATAATGCTTTGATCTTATCTGAAAATTCCGTATATTTGTAAAGTAAGTTAAGGACACAAAATGAAACGCTTAAAACACATTCTCAAAGAGACTGTAATCATTATCGGGATCACACTGTTTCTTCTCATTGTATCCAGTATTGATAGTCTCTTGGACATGGCAATGAATTATTTTAGACAATAACCACAAGGAAAAACAACCATGGAAACCACAAAACACATTCGCGAATATGTAGTCACCGTTTCAGGTGTTTACAACAACAAAGTAGTTTCAATTCCAGAACGCAAAATTCATGCCTATGATTGGCAAGAAGCCAGTGACATTGCAAACGCTTCGTTCCAACAAATCTTCGGCGTAGAAAATTCGATCACATCTAGTATCTATATCAATTCATACAACAACCAATAAGGAACAACAACCATGATAATGACATATAAAATGAGAGCCGAAGGTGTCAATGATGTATTTGAATTTGTGAGAGCGATGGGTAGGAATATCAAAGAATATCGCATCATTGGCAATACTATCATTCCAGATGTTGAATTTGAATTTGAAACCAAAAAAAGTTTAGATTTTGTCTTTAACATTTTAACTGACATTCCAGACAGCCATGTAATGATCGAAACAGTCAAACCAATTTCAGAATATACAGGAGTTAGATAATGAATATGAACAAACACATATACGAAGGTTGGACCGTGCAACAATTTGTAGATGAACTTGAACCAATGTTCAATATGATTATGCGTGGTCAATCTTGGAAAAAACCATTCCAAACAAAAGAAGAATTGAAAGAATGGTGCAAAGACAATCAACCATACTACAAGAAACATATTCCCAGCGTCTATAATTACTTTCTCAAAAAAACTAATTTCAAATAAGGAAACAACCATGTTATATTCAAAAACAATCAACGATAAACTTGCAGATGCTTGGGGTGACTATTCAAAACTTATATTTGAGCGAGAAACTCGTATCAACCCAATGACATTAGAAGAATCAAAAGACTATATGGAACGAAAGGAAACCGTCTTATATCGTATTGCTTTGTATAGTGACGCACTTGACCAGATGAAAATGGGTGCAGGTGTGCCAACCAAAAATCTTTTCGGTATCTAAATAGTGCTTTGATCTTTCCCAAAAATGCCTTATATTTGTAACATAATAAATAACCAATAAAGGAAACAACCATGAGTAAAGAACAATTTTTTATCAATGCAAAATTGACCTTGCAAGGATGTGTCTATGATTTCCAATTAGACTTGGAAGAAACTCATACACTTGAAGATGCACTTGAACAACTACAAATACATTTTGATAGTGCAATCCATGATGGCACTATTGTATTGCAAGACCCAGAGGACATTGACTACATAGACATTACCGAAGACATGGTGGAATTTGATTTCAGCGAGATACCACAATTTCTAATTGGTGATTGGGATATATGGGATGCCATTTCAGAATTTGCGGAACACTATTACTCCAGTTTCTATGATGTAGATGTATTCGAGGCGGCGCGGGATTGCGATATTCAATTCTCGGATATTGATGAATGTTATCAAGGCGAACATGATAGTGACGAAGACTTTGTGCAAAACTTGTGTGAAGACTGTGGAGACATACCAAGAGACTTGCCAAGTTATATTCACATTGATTGGGAAAGAACCGCTCGTGATGTAATGTATGACTATTCAGAAAGCAACGGTCACTATTTCAGAAACATTTAATACAGGAAACAACTATGATATTACAACCAGAAACACAACCGAAACCAAGTCTCTTTCTAGCAATACATGAACTTGCTCGCAAGAAACTACCAGAACTGGCAAAGAAAGCAGGTAACAATGATAAAAAAGACTGGACTATAAAATTTGGTAACAAGTATGCAAAGATTACAGATGGTTATACCAACATACAAGGAATGAGAATCGAATCCGTTTGGGGCTTTGTTGTCCTCAAAGAATGCACCGTGGATGGAATTGATTACAAGCCCGGTGACTTGCTCAAAGCCGCTTCACATAAGGCACCTGCAAAACATGCAAGAGGAAACATCATGGATGGAACCGCAGACTATGATGTGTGGGGTCCTTCGTATTTACCTAATAGGAGGTCCTCATGCTAGGTAAACCCGGCATCCGTGACCGCCGTTCACACCATGTAAAGCGTGGCACTAAATTCCAATGGTATTGCCCAAGTAGGGGCAAGTGGATTGACTGCACCGTGACTGGAACAAATCGTTCTTGGGTGCGGTATATTGAGAACCACCGAACCGGTGTTGCGTTCAATGGTGAATTTAATTTTACCCGCAGAGACTTTAATGAATTTACAAACATAAAAATTATTCAATGGTGAACCATGTTTTTAGAAGATGACCACGCATACGAACTTGCAACAGACTTGTTGGTTAAGTTTCACAATGCTAATGAAACCTATGACTACTTGAAAGATATTCTGCGGAAAGAAGAACCGGGTTCACCGCACTACGAACTTATACGCGAGGAATACCTGAAAGCAGCTGAACACGCAAGGATAAGACACGCACACGCGATGATTATATCATGTGACATTATACAATCTATACAAGAATATCGTTGGAATTAACCATTAACAATTAAGGAATAAAACTATGTCTATGCCGCATCCCTCACAAATTGATTGGCAAGAAATTGAGAAGAAGATGAATAAAACAAAGACAACGCCTGCTCACAGTAATGGTGAAGAATGGCGAGAAGGTTATACAAAGATTGAACATCCCGAATGGGGAACTGCATTTGTCCGTAGGATAGAGAGGGCAAAGGCAATCGATCTATTGCGTGAATGGAACTCAGAGAACTTTGATCCATACGATATGAATACTCACGATATGATAGAATACTGTCTTGACATGATGGAATCTGGTGTCAAAGGTTGGGTGGAATGGACCAACGCAGAACTTGCTGAGGAACTGAATAGAATGAACACCGATGCAGATTGGCACTATGAAAGTGAAGAAGATGAAAATGGTGAGGAATGTCCAGTTATATTTGAAGTTTACAATGGAGTGCACGGATGATAAACACCTATCAAGAATGGATGGTCATACTTGAAGATGACCACCAAGAACTGTTTACCTATGCAACTTGGGCGTCTTGTGAGAGAGACGCCGAAGAGGATGCGGTATTCAACACGAACTTGCAAGGTGTCCGTAATGTGACCGCAATCCCTATGGAAACATACAGACTTGCCTTGAGAACGCCAACTAACAAAACTGAAAGAGTGCTTTGATCTTACAGAAAAATTACTTATGTTTGTATGTCAAACTTTGACAATATGCCACGCTGACACTTACCCGTAATTAACTTTTAGTGTTGGACACAATCATACGATAAGAATTGTGTAAGTGGTAATTTTAATCACACCTTACTATAAGGAGCATTTCCAAATGGAAAAGCAATCAATCGGCGTTACGAATACGCCATCAAAACAATTTACTATTTTTGAAACCAGAGACTTCTCTATTTTCAAAAAACTTTCCCACAACCGTTCAACGAGTAAAAACAAGAGTAATCTTCGTGCATTGAAGAAATCAATGTCATCGGTGCGTGGTAAAAATTTATTGACGCTCATCATAGTCAATGAATTTATGGAAATCATTGATGGACAACACCGAGTAAAAGTGTATGAGGAACTCTACGCAAATACACCGCTCGATGAAAGACCCACATTGCATTATGTTATCTGCAAAGGATATGGGTTAGAAGAATGTAGGGCATACAACAAAGCCGGTAAGACTTGGGATGGACATGACTTTTTGGAATCCTATGTGTCACAAGGTATGTTGCCTTACCAACAATTTGAGGCGTTTATGAACACCCATGAATTTTTGGACTATTGGATAACATTAAGAATTTTGACCGGAACTATCAATGTTTCAACTCGTGCAAAATCAAAGGCCACAAAAGGTGAGGATGTCAATGATTTGTTCCGTGAAGGTAGATTGACAATCGATCCTGAAAACTTACGAAAGGGAAAAATTCTTGTAAGTAGAATACAAGAAATCCTTGACAATGGTTGGTATGAAGGTGATAAGGCGTCCAGAACATTCATCGTGACAATGAGCCGAATTATGGCATCCAAAAACTTTGACTTTGATGTGTTCAAAGAGAAGATGGAAAAATCACGAAAGAAAATATATGATGTTCAAAAGATGGACACTATCGCAAAACAAATTGAGGCAATCTATAACAAAAAGGAACCTGTAAAAACACAGATAAAAATTCCAACAAATGTCAAATCGAAAAACGCGAATGTGATTGAACTACGAACAAAGGCACCGAAAAGAAAGCGTGCTAAGAAAACCACTACGGTTTGATAACAGATGGGGCAGTTTATGACTGCCCCCTTTTTTTATCGCCAACTAACAAAGTAAAAAATAGTTTGGTCATGTCAAATAAATTACCTATATTTGTATATCAATAAAGGATAACTCAATGGATTGGATTAAAGATTACTACGATGTTGGCCAGAAATACAAAGGTTATTTCATAAAGGAAAATGAATGTCCAGAATGTCATTCGGATGCGGACATTGAATATCTTGATAGTGGTATCGGTGACGAGTTTTATTTTTACGAAATGAAATGTGGTTGCGGTGCCCGTTGGACAGAATTTCACAGACTTGTTTTTGACAGTATCAGAATTGACCAACCCGTAAATAAGGAGACAGACCAATGACAGAACATGACAAGAACTTTCATCATGGCTACACAAGACAAGAGATAGTGGATGCTATCATTGACTTTGAATTGGACAATGATATACTACCCGATTGGCGTGAGGTATTGGAATATGGATTTGGTGGATATGCTTACACCGATGATGATGCCCTCCGTGAAATGTATGATGAATACTTTACGGAACCTGAAAGGAATGACGAAGAACCACCTGATGATTTATGGTCGTTCAACGATGATGGTATCACAACAGATGGCCGAGGTAACAATGTTTAACCCCAGTATCGAATATCTTATCGGCCTGTCAAAGATCTCCGGTCTTCCGGAAGAGAAACGTCCTCCCCTATTCGTCAGAGACGATGATGGAAGTCTTATCTCAGCGAAACAAGTTATTCAAGAACATTTTGGACCCAAACGAATTGGGTTTATACACAATCAATAAGGAATCATGTAATGGAATATCTAACATTCACCTTACTCTTTATCGCCGCTACTGCGGGAACGAGTGCTACATTTCTGGCTATCATTCAATATATCAAGCCGGGTAATGGATGGGCTCAATCTCCCATGTGGGCTAATTCAGACATTTGTAGGTTTGCACTATGGGGCGCACTTGCATCTGCGATATTGGAGTTATATCTATGAGCGGAATCATATCATCCGTTTTACTTGGAATCGCACTTGTGTTAGGTGTAGTCACATGGATTGATTGGATAAACCGTGTTCGTATGAAGTGGAACACGAAGCGTGAAAGTAGTAATCAAACCCATACGGATTGGGAATTTGTTAAATGGATTTTAAGGAGACACAAACGATGAAGGTGTATGTGCTTTACAACCAAAGGTTTTGTGAGATTCGTGGTGTATATTCATCACACGAACTTGCAATGGAGAATGCAGAATACGGAACAGACTTTGTGTTTGAGTGCCAACTTGATGAGGTGTTTGTATGATTCGCAAATTTTCAAGGGTGTGGACAGAGGATTCACCAAGAACTATTGACCTGTTGATGGACACGGTGTTGTGGTTGGTTGGATTGACCGTGTTGAATACTGTGTTGATTGGTGTGGTGATGTGGATGATGTTTAGCAAATGAGTGGTGAGGGATGTGACAAACTCAAACGAAGTTTGAAGTTGGAACATACCGAACACATATAATGGAGTGACATATATGAAGAACGATAAAACAGGCGGCGAGCGACTGACGAATATATGGATTGGGATTGGGTTGGTGAACGCAGTCTTCTTCCTATTTATTAGTGGACGCATATACGACATGGTGAAAGGTTTTTTAACAGTCTTCGGAGAATGATATGAATGGTATAACTGAATTGCAGATATGGTCTTGGATTGAACAATGTGATGATCAACTCAAACAATTACAGAACGCAAAAGATTTCTTATACCTTTCTTATTACGAAAGAGACTTGATAAATTATTCCGTTGAAGAAAATCTCCGCGACCGGTTAGGTGATAGAATACGCGACATAAAATCTAAGCGTGAATTTCTGACAAGAATGTTGGATCAAATTCACACAACTGATAATGTAGAAATGTTTGAGTATCAGTTTCCAGATACTCTGGTAGATCAATTACCACCAGACTTACGAAAAGCGTTCTTCGATTATGTGTATGAAATGTGATGAATGGTCCGGTGGCGGAATGGAATACGCAACGCACTTAAAATGCGTTGCCCGTAAGGGATTGTGGGTTCGAGTCCCACCCGGACTACATCAATGGGTAGTGGTTTTTTAATCACTACCCATATTTATTTATACAAATAATTGTTTCATTATTACAGAGGTTTCATTATGATTGATACCCTAAAAACATTTACCCCATTATTAGTTCTTTCCGTGATTGCAATTGGTGCAACATTTGGGGATGGTAACTTCAGCACATTTGCAGTAGGACTTTCAAAATATGCACTTGCTGTTGGAGCTGCTTGGTTCGTTGATTCATTTCTAATCAAGGAGGTAAACTCACGTGAAATACTTGCTCAAAACCCTATCGCTTATGCTATTTGGTTGTTTGGTAACGTCATCACCGCTGCTCTCTGCTTCTCAAACAGTTGATCAAACAGACGGTGAAAGAGTTAGAAACATTGCTTACGGTTTCGTTGGAACGAAAGAAGTTGGAAACAATGGTGGATATTGGGTTACAAAATTTCTCAAATCCGTAGGACTTCGACCAGGTAATGCTTGGTGTGGTGCATTCGTTTCCTATTGTCTTGATAGTGCAGAAATAAAAACAATGCGTGTTCGTTCTGGATTGGCAAGACATTTCATTACAAAGAACAAGACTATCAAAGCAACAAAAGTTTTACAATCTAATATGAAGATACCGATGGGTTCGGTAGTTGTTTGGCGTAGAGGAACAACAATGTTCGGTCATGTTGGATTCGTAGATAGTTGGCAAGGTAGAAGTGGAACTACCATAGAAGGTAACACTTCATCTGGCCGTAGTGGTAGTCAATGGAATGGTGGTGGTGTTTGGTCTCGTAAGAGAACGATAAATCCGTATGACCATTTCCGAATAACAGACTTTGCTTTGTTAGACCAACGATAAAATAAAGGTGAGTTTTTACTCACCTTTTTTATTTCCATTCATCACATATTAAAGAATAGTTACAAGTTAATTCTTCGCCAATAGAAATATCTCTTACTGCAATAGTTTTCCCATCTTGAGTATCTATACAATTATTATCTTCGCTATGATTCATAAATCTCATATTATCAAAATATGTTTGTCTGTATTCTCCAATTGCAGAAGAATACATTTTGAAAAACTCATACTCACTTTTATCAATTTCATCTTTGTGAATCAATAAATCAAATTTACCAAGTTCACCAATGACTTGATTCTTTTTAATATCTTCGGATGTAAATAGCCCAATACCATGAACAGTTGATTTATCCAAATATGTTTTAATTCTAAGCAATTATTATCTCCAATGTTACCATAATCCATAAATATATCTTTTTAATTTATGCTTTGTATTGATAAAAAAAAGTTGTATATTTGTATATGTTTTGAAACATTATACTATATTTATTAGTGTTATGTTTTAGTGTTATGGGTTAGTGTGTTATGAATAAAAAGATGGGCAGACCACCACTAATACTTACCGAATCACAAGTCAGATACGCAATGCAAAACAGTTTCGGTAATAAAGATGCTGCCAGATTTCTCAAAGTAGATTACAGAACTTACAAACGATGGGCACAACAGCACATTGATAGTGAGACTGGTAAAACTCTATTTCAATTACATTCAAAACTTGGTGTTCCGCTTACGCGGGAAAAGAAAGATGATAAGTGGAATGGTAAATCGTTTGACTGTAATAAAGGTTACAAAGAAAAGTTAGAGGATATTCTTGACGGTAAATATCCTGCATACGAAACAAAGAAGTTACGAAAGAGATTATTACTATCAGGATGGATTCCGTGTGTTTGTGCCGCTTGTGGGTGGGATGAACCGAGAATGACTGATGGGAATTATCCATTACTGATAGACTTCATAGATAATAACTGGCGTAATTGTAAACTAGATAATCTGCGCCTGTTATGTTTTAATTGTTATTTCAATCTTGTTAGAACACCATCAACATCATATCAAGGATGGACATATGGTACAGTATCAAAGACACCTTGGTATGGCGAGAAACGTCCAAGAGACGGCAGATACCGTAGAAGATTGGAAGAACGAATCAAACAACAAGAACAAAAGAAAAAAGAAGAACAAGAAAAATTCTTTGAATGGGATGAAACTCCTGACGAAGAATAGATGTTATATGTGTGTTATTTTTATACAAATTTAATTTGGAGGTTTCTATGGAAATCGGTGGATTTGAAAACATCATACCACTTGAAGATCGTGTTATTATTAAACCGAGACTGGAAGAAGAAGTTACAAGTGCCGGTATTATCATTCCGGATTCGGTAGCAGAAGGTGCAGTTAGAGGAACTGTTTTGGCAGTTGGACCTGGTAAGTTTTCGGAGAAAGGTGAATTGATACCAATGACGGTTAGTGTTGGTGACGAAGTTTTATACGGAACCAAATACTTTGGAACAGAATGTAATTTTGATGGTGAAACCGTTATCATCATCCCTAACACAAACATTTTTGCAATTCTAAAAACAAAAACTAATAAAGAATAACATGGAGGTTATCTAATATGACAAGTAAAAATATATCTTTTGATATTGATGCAAGGTCTTCTCTAAAAAATGGTGTTGATAAACTTGCTAATGCGGTTAAGGTTACTCTTGGACCAAAAGGTAGAAATGTAATAATTGAACAAGAATATGACGAATTACCTTTGGTTACAAAAGATGGTGTAACAGTTGCACAAGAAATTAAACTCAAAGATAAAATAGAAAATCTTGGAGCACAAATGGTGAAAGAAGTTGCATCAAAAACAAATGATGTTGCTGGTGATGGTACAACAACAGCTACTGTTCTAGCACAAGCAATTTTCAGAGAAGGGTATAAAAATGTAACTGCTGGGGCAAATCCTATGGATTTGAAAAAAGGTATAGACTTGGCAGTTAAAGAAATAACATCCAAATTGAAGAAGATAAGTAAGACAGTTGATGGCAAACAAGAAATTGCCCATGTTGGAACTATATCCGCAAATAATGATGAATCCATTGGTAATCTAATTGCAGATGCGATGGAGAAAGTTGGTAAAGATGGTGTCATTACGGTTGAAGATGCTAAAGGAATTGAAACTTCTCTAGATGTTGTAGAGGGTATGCAAATTTCAAGAGGATTTCTTTCACCATACTTTGTAACCAATCAAGATACTATGGAGGCCGTTTTAGAGAACCCATACATTTTAATTTGCGGAAAAGATGTTAGTGCAATAAAAGAAGTGTTACCGATACTTGAACAAACTGCACAATCTGGTAGAAGTCTTTTGATTATTGCAGAGGAACTTCAAGGTGAGGCACTTGCTGCACTTGTAGTGAATAAATTGAGAGGAACATTGAAAGTTGCTGCAATTCGTGCCCCAAGTTTTGGCGATAGAAAGAAAGAAATTCTACAAGATATTGCAACACTAACTGGTGGCATAGTTGTTGGTGAAGAACATACCGTAAAACTTGAACATACAAAAGTTGAACATCTCGGAACTGCAAAGAAAGTTATAGTAGAAAAAGAAGATACAGTTATAGTTGAAGGTGCTGGTAATCCTGATGAAATTAAAAAGAGAATAGATGACATCAAATCCAGAATTAAGATTACCGATGCAGACTATGATAAAGAATTTCTACAAGAAAGACTTGCCAAACTTTCAGGTGGTGTTGCCGTAATAAAGATTGGTGCTGCTACCGAAATAGAAATGAAAGAGAAGAAGGCGAGAATCGAAGATGCGTTGCACGCTACAAGAGCAGCTGTCCAAGAAGGTATTGTTCCGGGTGGTGGTGTTGCTTATATCAAGGCATTAGAAATGATGGAAACAATATACACGGACAATGAGGATCAAGACATTGGTGTTTCTATTGTTAAGAAGGCGGTTGAAGAACCAATAAAACAAATTCTTGCAAACGCTGGTTTGGATTCATCAGTTATCATTAACAAGATAAAGGAAAGACATTCGGAACAGAAAGAAGATGCCAACGGATATGGTTTCAATGCAAGAACAGAATTGTTTGAAGATTTGTTTGATTCCGGCGTTGTTGATCCAACAAAAGTATCAAGAGTTGCTTTACAAAATGCATCATCGGTGGCAGGACTTCTGATAACAACGGAGGCAACTATAACCATGATTGATGATGAAAAGGAAAACAAACAGAATCAACAAGACATGATGTACTGATTAAATAAAAATCCCGCTCAAAAATAGAGTGGGATTTTTTCTATTACATATTTATATTTATGTTAGTATTTTGTAACACATATTAAGTTATTATGGCAATACCATCATTAGCATCATTGATTAAGAGAAGGGATTTATCTGGAGTAGTTAGCGATACTATATCCTATTTAACCCTACAACCATCAAAGAGAGTTTTGTTTTTAACAACATCAACTCGTTACCCATTTAATACGGAATACAATAAGAGTGGTGTTGAATTGGAGTTGCCTAAATCAACTGAACTTGCTTTGTTTATTAGGGAAAATATACCAAACAAATCAGAATGGATAGATGTTCCACAATTGAAAATATATCCATGTGAAGGCAATGTATCACACAAAACGGGCAACACTTGTGGTGTAATGGATGCGGTGCTAAAGGATAAGAAAAAAAATCCAACAGGCCATCACAGATGCTGGGCTTCGGTGAATGATAAAGAAGATCAATTGTGGGAAATAAGTAAAGAGTTATTCAAAGCAGATATTATTTTATTTTTTGCATCTATTCGTTGGGGACAAACAAATTCAGAGTATCAAAAGTTAATCGAGAGATTAACTTGGTTAGAAAATCGTCATAGCACATTAGGTGAAGAAAATATATTACAAGGTAAACAAGCAGGTTTTATTTGTATAGGACAAAATTGGAATGGTGCAAATGTAACACAAGTTCAAAAAAATGTATTGAACTTCTATGGATTTGATACTCCAGATAATTTGTTTTGGAACTGGCAATACACAACAGATGCTAATGATGAAACACACGAATCATATGCAGCATCAGATAAACAGTTTCATTTGGATTTAGGTATACCATATATTGATCCGGAGAAATATGATTAAATTAAAAGACATATTGAATGAAGTGTTTAGTCTTGGATTCAATTTAGAGACTCCAGTTGCCAATGTGATAAAGTTGGGCAGGTCTCCATCAGGAAACATATTCTTAAACTTCAATGAAAATTCAATACGAGAAGGTCGTTCACCATCTGGCGATATTCTATTGACAATAGACAGAGATAGAATAAGATTAGGTAGAACTCCATCTGGAAGAATAATTGCCAGATTTGTAAATCCTTTTGTTAGATTAGGTGAAAGTCAAACAGGAAAAGTAATAGCAAATATAGATTCTTCAAACAGAGTTAGAGAAGGTCGTTCACCATCTGGTGATATTCTTGCTACGGTTATTGTTGGTAAAAAAGAAAAGACAGATGCTAAAATGGCAGGAGCTGCTGCTGCAGTTTATTTGTTCACAAAAAATATGATAAGGATAATAGAATGATTACTCTCAAAAACTTATTGAATACTATAATGGAAGATTCAAGAAAATCACAAACTCGCCGTAAAAGATTTTGGATGGTAAACGAAGGCGGTGAAGTTGGATTTGAATTGGATGCAAAAGAATTTCAAGAATTAAATGCATTCGCAAAACAAGTTGGTGCAGACATTACACCATTTATTGAAATGGAATTGGATGAAAAAGAAAAACCTAAATACTTAAACATGACAACTGCAGAATTAGAAGAAGGTGGTTATGTTGTTAAGATTGATAAATCAGTTTTCGATAGTGTTGAGGAGATAGTTGATTTAGGTATGTCTGCAAAGAAGTGGTATGAGGATATGAATAAGAAGATTATGGAAGCTATGAATCAATCCGATGGATGTTTGTTCTTAATTCTTCTTGGTATATTTGCATCTTTTTCTAGATTAGCAGACAATTTCAAATTAGCGTCACAAGTTTATACCGGTATAAAAAGAGACTTATCTAATCCTGAAACAGAAAGACAACTTCTAGCTATGATTGAGTTACCAAGCACAGAAGTATATCAAAGAATAAAGACACGAAATGAATTTAAGAACTTGGCAACAGTAAAGGGATTCATTAAAGGAAACAAAAGTGTTCCAACTGTTTTACCAAACATATTAAGAACTCTCAAATTGTACAAAGCAAAAGGATATAAATTTGACACAAAAGATGTTGCAAACGAAATCGGTAAACACATAAGACAAGATACGGGTGCGTTATTAGATACAAAGGTCATTTCTTCTGAAAAGATATTATCATTCTGCCTTAATCTTATAGATCCAACATATAAAACTTCTTACGGTTGGATGCCAGTTACAATGGATATTTGGATGGCAACATTTTTCTATCCCAATTTATCAACCGAAGAAAAGAGAAAGATATTGGCAAAAAATAAAAACTATGTATATCTTTCCAAACAAACACAAGACCTTGCTGCCAAATTCAACATGGAACCACTTGAAATGCAAGCGATACTTTGGGTTGGTACTATTCGTAAAAGAAAAGGTGATGCCTACCTATCAACATTCGACCAGGCAATAGAACATAACCTAAATAAGTTTAATATAAAAATAGAAGAACTTAAAGAATCTGGAAAAGTATTTGAAGAAATAGTAACCCTAATAGGTAGTAAGGCATTAAGTTAAAAAGAAACCCCTCGAATTTCGAGGGGTTTTTTATTAGAAGATGTCTTGTTTCAAATCACTTGTTATTATGTTCAAAAATTCAACACCCTTAACTGTTAATGAGCAATCATTGAATCGTATTCTATTTTTAATACCTATTACAACATCATAGTCATATTTACGCCTATCTTTAATTTTATGCAGTTTAAGCAATACCCAATCTATCTTTTCCAAAACATCTTCTTTTTGTTCTTGTGAACTGTATGGTGTATATTCCACATAATTCAATTCAGACACATCATCTATTTCCAAACTACTAAAAAACTGTTCTAACATAATTACAAACTACCATAAGTTACAGATGCGTCTACACTATAATCTGACAGTATTTGAATATCAAATCCCAAAAATTTGAGTAAGTTATTGAGTGGTAAAGATAATTTAGTAGTGACTTCTTTCAAGAAATTCATTACACCATTTATTATTTTCTTAATAATAGATATACCTTTTTCTTGTATACTGTTCCATAAATCTGAAAATGCACCCTCTGATATTAACCTTGATTTTCTATTATGATACAATTTTCTTTCTTCAAGAACAAGTTTATCGAATTTTTTTAACTCATTTTCCATGAATAATTGAACTGTTTTTGTTATACGAACACCGGAACTTTTAGAGCCGAATTTAGGTATTGTAAAACTAGAAACCACTTTATCAGTAACATCTTTAACCGTATGATTTTTAATAGTTGAAAAGTCAGCAGTCCAAGTTAATATAGAATCTGCTCTGCCTTCCGAATCTCGACCTAACATTGTTTTACCAGATAATGATTCGTATATGAATGCCTTTTTGAAAGCATCATCTCCTTGTATTGAATCGAATATCTTTATTATTTGGTCATTCATATCTTTTGTATTTTTATCGTAATCGGCTATCAATTCTTGCATGGTTGTATTTACAAGTTTTCTCAATTCACCAAGACCATATTTTTTATTATCAAACATCCTTGACAACTTAGCACCTTCAGCATTTGATAACTCTTTAAGAGTTGCAACAGATTTTCTTACAATTTCTTTTACCTTTATGTCTTGTTTTGTTTTATCCATTGCACAATGTATCAACGCTATTATTTGTGGAGCAGATGCATCTAATACTCTAACTTTTGTGCTTGCATTTTTAACAGAATATGTAATACCTTGACCAATAACATCTGCTTTAGATCTAACCGATCCTATTCCACCATACGCCTTCCAAATATCTGTTGTTGGGAAATTGGAATCACCAACTTGTTTTGCGTTTGATGGTAACTTTTCTTTTTTTATTTCTAATATGGCACCGTAATATACTTCAACCGCATTACCTTTTAGAAATCTTCCAAAATAGTTTTTAAGAAAAACGGCATCTTTTACTCTTGTTTTGTAAAAAGTTGCAAATTCTTCCTTTGTCAAGTTTTGATTGGACATTAAAATAGCCAACACATTTTCGGCATCAGTTGATCCAGAAGTATCTCCTTCTGATAACATAACTTCTTTCATCAATCTAACTAGTGACATATTTTTTTTACTTCTCATTTTGAAATTACTCCGAGTATTTTACCAAACTTTGTTGTGTATTTGATACGGTCTTGTAACCCATTAGTTCCACCGTTAATCAGTTTTGTTAATTCAAGTATAACTGTTTCAGTTAATCCTTTATCCGATACTGTATTCAATTTATTCTTATGAAAGAACCATGCTGCTGATAGTAGTGGGTATCTATTTGCCACCAAATCTGGATTAGAGATAATATCCTCATTAACAAATTTATCAAATGCAGTATAATTGTTTTTGCCTGTCAATTGAATATATCCTCTGCCTCTAAATTTCCAACCGTCATTTGTTCCTTCGGCACCATTACCCATTCTACTGGCATAAACTCTTGACGCAATTCTCTCTGGATTTCTAGAGTATGCTTCCGCAAGACCTGGTTGTTTGAAATACTTTGGGAATGTTGCTAACAAACCTTTTGTTGAATAATTCAAATTTTCCGTCTTAAACTTAAAGTTACCACTTTCATGTGCACATTGGCCGAGAAAATGTGACATTCTTACCGATGTATTTATTCCGAATGTGTCTATTACAGATTGTAATTCACCATAAACACTATCCGGCAAATGTCCTTTTAGTTTTGTGATGTCCATTGGATTACCCCTTATTGGCAAAAAATTCCGTTACATGAAGCTTTGCCCAATCCGTAGGTGTATTTTTCCAAGCGTTTTTTCTTAAAGCATCCAACATTAAAGCAACATCTTCGGATTTTGCTTCCTTTTCATTTTGATTGAAAAAATCCCATTCATATTGAACAGCGTTTATGTATTCCGGATTGTTAGACAATCTATTTGTTAATACTTCTTCTTTTGCCTTAGGTGAAAGTTCCATTCCAAGATCTTGAAATATATCCTCTTTGAGTAATACACGTTTGAATTTATCTTGTAATTTTCTACCCTCACTTACTAAATCTTTCATATCAATCTCTGAATGAATAATAAATACCACATATAAATATCGATTAAAAATTAAATTAGTCTACTTCATGGTTGTAAAAATAATAGGCAGTGTTACCGTAACTACGATCAATATCCTCACTTGACATTAGTGGATTCTTAATTCTTATCTTAGGTGGTTTATTTTTATCGTATGGAACAATGAAATCTGGATTATGCCATCTTAATAAATTGTTTGGATGTATACAAAAATTACCATCTTCCAATTCTATAAAATGATAACATTTACTGTCCATATCTTGTGAATAACCAACATGAATTTCATTTGGATCGGTATAGTAATCATCTATTGTAAAGTGATATATTCCACTACGCCATTTTTTATCTCTACAAAACACATCAACTCTTTTATGTTGAAGAAACTTGAAACAGCAAACTGATATTGCAGTTGATTGACAATCCCATGTTTGTAATAACTGTAATCGTTTTTTTTCATCGGTTGAAAGTATATCAAAATTTTCAGTATGGAAGAATGCACTTATTGGCATATTCCAAAAAACCGCACCTATCTCGCTCTGAAAGTGAAACAACATAGGATAATTTAGCATAGATTTTACACCAAAGATATACCCATGCAAATGTGTATCGTAACCTGTTATTTCTTTCCGAATGTAACATTGGACATACGGAGTATTAGCATTTAATTGTGCCATGTTTTTCTCCCATATTTAGTATACATATAAATATGAGATTACAAATATAAACAGAAATCGCCAGATTATATCTGGCGATTTCGTAACTCTATTAAAACATGGTTATTGAGATTATTGAATTACAACCCAAGTTGTTCCATTGTACCAAAGTGTTCTAGATTGACCTGGCCATATCGGATAATCAATTGCGGTATCTGTTCCCCAAACTGAATGTTTGATAAACACATTATTGGCAGTAGCACCGTTGTAGATAGTTACAAGTTGACCAGATGACGGTGATGTTACAGTTGCAATGTCATAATCAACAGCAACACGACTTACCACCCATCGTGAATCACTTGCCAATGATAATGGTGCAATAGTGTGAATAGCAACACTACTTGTTCTATGTTGTGGATTGATTTCCCATGATATACCAAGAACACCACGAACTGCATAAGAACCAACAGGTGCGGTCGAACTACCTTCGAGTGAAGAAAGTCTTACGGATTCCGTTGTGAAATTACGATGTTCGATTGAGTTATCAACCAATGTTTTTGCAGTATCTGCAAGAACTGAACGAGCAGCGTTTGTGGCAAATGCAGATGTTGATGCAAAGTTTGAGTGGTCTGCATCATAAGCAAATACTGATGTATCTGCATCGAAAGCATGGGCAGAATTACGAGCAAAAATACTTGTATCGGATTTAGCAGAATGAGCAGATGTTGTTGAATATGTTGCCAAATCAGCAAGAGTTGCTCTACCAGCTGCACGAGCAGTATCTGCAAAGCCAGAAGTATTTGAATGATTACTGATTGTTGTTGAATCTGCAAAGTCTGATGTTGTTGCATGATTCGCATTTACGGCAACCGCAGAAATCTTAGCACTATCTGCAAGTTTTGCTCTATTAGAATTTTGAGAAATTTTTGCCTCACCGGCTTCCAATGAATAAGTTGAAAGTAATGAGTAAGGAACTGTTCTGATTTCTAATCTACCAAGTGAAACACCATTCACATAAGCAAATACAAATAATCTTTTACCATGATTATCAATCAAGATATTATCAGCAACATTCTCAATAACATAATTGATAATACCGTTGTTAATCTCAATCTCAACATTTTCACGATACCAAAGTGCATCCGCATTGATATGCGATCCTTCATCGAAATTACTATCTGCAATATAGATAGAAAGTTTTGAATCGATTGGTGTGCCAGCAGGTGCATGTGCCTGATATTGAATGTTTGTTCCAGCAAAAGCATTAAATGAAACGAGAGCAACAAGTGCCAAAATAAAGTAACGCATTTTAATTATACCTCTTAAAAATTAGTAAATGATAGTTGTTGAATAAGTAACATTAGAGTTTGTTGTAACTCTAACAATATACACACCACGATTTGTTAGTGTGATTGTTTTAGTGGAAACATCAATCCCTTCTGTTAAGAACTTACCATACAGGTCAGATACTTGAATTGATTTAACATTGTCCATACCAACAGTTGCAAAACCATAACACGGGTTCGGGTAAACCAAACCATCAACATTTCTTGTTTCTTCTACGGACAAGGCGACTCGTTTTGGAATACGAATACCAATATGAAATCCGTTCTTGAATCCAGCAACTACTTGTCCAAGTGTTGCATTACCATTACCACCGCTAACAATACATTTATGTAGATGTGGTTTGGTGTCACTCGCAGTCAATACGCCAACTGCGAGGAATAAGGCAATGATATACTTCATTGTCTAAACTCCTTTTGAAAATTATTAAGTTTACTAATATATGAAATTTACAGATAAGAACCAAGCATTTTTTAACCCATTGGGTTGGCATCCCTAATTTTTTGTTTAATCCACTCGTAGACTTTTTCTTCATGTGCATTAACTTTCCATTCTTTAACAGTTCTTGGGTCCATTTCGTGAAGTCCGAAAGGACGAACATCAGATATTTTAGCAACATGTCCTGTCTCAAATTCTATATGCCATGCAACTTTTTCCACACCATCAAATTCATCTCCAGAATCGGTTGAAAATGTTGGTTGTCCAAACGCTTTCAATAAGTGTCTGAACTCACATTCCATAACGCCAACTTGTGGAGCAAGTCTGACCACAACATTTTTTCCCAGTCTGTGTTTGGGATAATCCATAACTACCTCGTTTTATTTTTTGTAATCTGTTTCGTAAAATCCATTTCCTTTCAATATAGGTTTACTATTTGAAAATGTTTCTACTTTATTTAATTTTGATTTCTTACCACAAGAACATTTTTCTGGAACAGAAGTTGTAAGTGGCACATAGTATTCATCAATTTTACCACATTTATCACATTCAAAGTCATAGGTTGGCATAAAAAACTCCTCCATGAAATATCCAGTTAATAAACATTTGTATTAGATATATTCCGATTGCAACAGGTAGACCCAATGCAAAAGTAAATATAATGGCGAATATGGAATAGATGACATAAAAAACTGGTGTCATTATACCAATGGAAATAAACTCGAAAAATTTGTCCATAACAAAACCTTTATATTAAGAAGATGTAACATCCAGAATAAGACGATTATAGTCTATATTGTTTACGTTTATAGTTCCCTTTATTATACCAAGACCCATTTTAGTTAATTCACTACGGAATAAAAATTCCTTAAGCTTTAATTTTATTATGGGCATTGCTGATTGAACCAAGACATTATTATTAAATTCATCAGTATCACTTAAAAACATTTGTTCGTT